CACCTATCTTTTCAGGCAATCCATATCTAAATCTAACAAAATCACCATCTGTCCATTGACCTTCGGCCCCTGATTCGGTGTCTTGTTTGTTAAATCCAGGCTTGAAATTTAATTTTTGTAGCATATAATGGATTATATAATAGTTTTTTAAAGAAGGAAAGATGCAAAATGATTAGTTTGCTTACTAAAAATAACCCAATAAGTGAAGAAAAAAATAGTCTAAGTATTACTTATCCTAGAACGGTTAATATAATATTTGGTAATTATCCTTATCCAGAAATAATTCATAACCTCCTTATGGAGGTTAAATCTAATTTAGATCCTGAAATGAAAAATTATACCAACGTTAAGGGAGGCATGACCGATTGGCTTTATTTTTTAGATAAACCTTATTTTGTAAATTTTATGACTTACTTAATAAACAAACATCAACTTACTCATAGTGAAATGTTTACACATTTTTTTGAAAAAAGAACAGTGCAAGAGGCTTGGGGAACTGAAATAAAAAAAGGAGACAGTTTACAATATCATACACATCCATGCATTCATGGTATATTATATTTAACCAAAGGATCAGATTTGATTTGTCCAGAATTAAATTTAAAAATAACTCCAGAGCCAGGAGATTATTATGTATTTCCACCTCAAATACTACACGGTTTTGATGAATCTCCATCAGAAAATAGTAGATATAGTTTAGTATTTAATATCACAGAAAACAAATATTTTGAATACAATAAAAAATTAAGCAATGGAAAATCATAAAACAGTTAATATTTCCAATTTTATTGGAGTATACGATAATTACATTACTGAAGAAGAATGTAATAAAGCTATAGCAGTATTTGAAAATCAAGATAAATTTAATAAAACTGTAAATAGAATTGGTGGTGAAAACTCTTCAATTTTACAAAAACAGGATCAACAATATTTTGCTGGTGGTCATAATATAGAAGTATGGTGGGAAGACTTAAAAACCATGATGGTGAATTATGAATTAGCTTGGAATCACTACATAAAAAATACAGGAGCAGAGGATGCATATGGAAATTTCAACCTTACTCAATTAAAAATTCAAAAAACTTTACCTACTGAAGGATATCATGTTTGGCATATTGAACATAATAAAGGATTTGATAATGAAGCTAGAGCTTTTGTTTTTTCTATTTATTTAAATGATGTAGAAGAAGGTGGAGAAACAGAATTTTTACATTTTTCAAAAAGAGTAAAACCTAAAAAAGGTAGAATAGTAATTTGGCCTGCTGCATTTCCTTATTTGCACAGAGGCAATCCACCGTTGTCTGGTGAAAAATATATTATAACATCTTGGATGATGTTAAGATAAATGAATATCACTGAATATATAGTTGAAATAAAAAAAATTGTAGATCCAAATTTAATTAAAAAAATAATTCCTTTAGCAAAACACAAAATTAAAGAAAATTTACATGTAAGCAAAGGGATAAATAAAAATGTTAGAGATGTAAAAGGATATAATTTAAATTTAGATACGCCAACTAATTTATTTTATTGGAATTTAATAAAACAAGAAATAGAAAGACTATATAATTATTATAAAATAAAATTTCCCCAGATGACTAGTTACAAAATAAATCAAATAGATTTATTAAAATATTCAATTGGTGGAAAATATGAAGTTCACACAGATCATTTTACTAATTCATCAAGACATTTAAGCGTAATTATGAATTTAAATGATGATTATGAAGGTGGAGATTTAATATTTACAGATCAAAAAGAAAAAGAAATTAAGAGATTAAAATTAGAAAAAGGATCTATAGTATTTTTTCCAAGTAATTTTATGTATCCACATAGTATTCAGCCAGTCACCAAAGGAACACGATATAGCATAGTCGCATGGCTTCAATAAAACATAAACTAATAAAAAATTTTTTTAAAAAAGAAGAATTAGATATTCTTCAAAAGTATTGTTACAATAAACTAGATCAAAATAAAGATTATTTAATAGACAATCAATCTTTTTCACCCGCTTGGTATTATGATCCTTTAATGACTGCTTTATTAGATATTAAATTATCTAAAGTTGAAGAAGAATCTAATTTAAAATTATTTCCAACATACACTTATTGGAGATATTATGTATTTGGAGCTACATTATCTAATCATGTAGATAGACCCTCTTGTGAAATATCTATAACTGCTTGTATAAAAAAATATGATAATTGGCCTTTAACTATAGAAAAAGAAACAATTGAATTAGAAGAAGGAGACGCTTTATTGTATGCAGGTTGCGATCACAAACATGGAAGACCTGGTATTTATAAAGGAGAAGGAATGGCTCAAGTATTTTTTCATTATGTAAATAAAAATGGATACTTTAAAGATCATGCATATGATAATTATTTAAAAAAAACAGGTAATATTTCTTCTGATGAAGATTTAAAAATTTTAAAAACTATGAGGAGTAAGAAGTAGGTCTTGCACCTAGTCTAGCGATTTTGTCATCTGCAGTTTCATCTGCAACATTATTAATATCCCAATCAATTTGTAATTGATTTAAATGAGCTGAATCCCATCTAGTAGTAAAGTCTGTAAAGTCACCTAAGCTTGCATCTTCCCAGCTAGAATGAGGAGTATCATCTTGGTATTCTACAGTGTCACTTGGATTAGATGTTCCATATTGAATAGCCCAAATGTTTGAAAACTTACCTTGTGCCCAAAAAGAATCATCAGAGATAACATATCCAATTCCTTCCGAAGCACCTTCAGCATGATTTTTAATTATCATCTTGTCTTGAAATACTACTGTCCATTGTGCGTTTGTTGCCATAATTTCTCCTATGTCTTAATAATATAAATAACTGTTAAATAAGGTTGTAAAACTGATGTTGCATCTCCTGAAAAAGTTGCACTCATATTGTGAGAGTGACCTTGACCAGATCCTGTGTTACCTGTGTTATTAGGTGCTGGATTTACTCCACCTGAAGATTGAACTATTTGCATAGACATTCCACCAGGGTTACTAGTTGTAATACCAGTTTGGTGACTGTGTGATGCTAATTGCGCTGTTGATAAAGTAGCATTTGCTGTAGAGCCCCCAACGTTTCCAGTTGAAGTAACTGTGTTTGCTCCACCAGTTGATGCTAAAGCTTTATTATTAGATTTTCCAACTGCAACATTGTTTTGTAAATCTGGTACGTTAAAAGTTGATGAACCATTACCTGCACCGTAAGTTGTTCCTACAATTGCAAATAACGCTGAGTAAGTGCTTCTTGATACTGCTTGACCATTACATTCTAAGAAACCTGTTGGCACTGATGCAGAAGACCACGGCACAATAGTCGCTGTAGGAATTCCCTCGATACCTGTAAGGTTTGCTCCTGAAAAATCGTATTTTGTTGCTTCGTAATTTGACATATTATTTCTCCGTGTAAGTCCATCCTGTTGTAGCATCTCCTGAGAATACTAATGAAAAAGCTGCGCCTTGAGTATTAACTACAAGATCAGATGCTGCATTAGCTATATTAGAAGAGTTTCTACCAACAGTCAATGCGTTAGTATTGAAATCATAACCTTGATCTACAAAATGTACTTCATCTCCTGTAGCAGGTGAGGCTGGGAGTGTAATTGTTACTGCTCCACCATTTGTATTTACTAAAAGTTTAGCACCAGCTTGAACTGTTTCTGCTGCTGATACTGCTCTCCAGTTTCTTTGTTCATGAAGTTTTACAACATTTGTTCCATCAGAATATAGTGTGTAATTATTTCCTTCACATAAAAGAACACCTGTTCCAGATGCAGTTTTAAAAGTTAAAGTATTTCCAGCATGATTACAAGCATCCTCAACTAAATAAGTTTTTTCAACTGAGTTTGGAATACTTACTGTTAAGTTAGAAGCTAAAGTCCCTGTTAATTTAATAACTTCATTTTTACCATTTGATAAAGCACCATTAGTAAAAGTTAAAGATCTAGCAGCGTTAGTTATATTGAAAGTAGTAAAACCACCAATCGCTTGTTCTAAAATTAAAAGGTTAGTATTAGTTATTTGTCCCCAAGTTCCTGAGTTTTCCCCAGTTGCTTGTACTGTAAGTTTTAAATTTGCTGATGTTGAATTCGCCATATTAAATTCCTTATATCGTTTATTTTATTAAAATAAAGAGAAAGTGTCAAACTCTTTATGCAACGACTTCCCTCCATCCAGGAGGATCTATTGGAGCAGAACCTGTATTTACTTCGTTCCAGATAAGAGCATTACCACTTCCTACTGTTGTAGTCAACCCAAAACCATTGAAAGTTGCTGTAACATCTGTAAATCCAGACACTGAAGCAACCCTTGCTAATAAAGGATTTCCAGTAACATTTACTCGTTGATTTAAGTCTATTGTTTCGTTTCCTAAAGCAGCAGACATTGCTATACCTGTTACAGTAGGAGCAACATCTCCTTGAAACCCTAAAGTACCTAAAGCACCTATCATGAAGTTTCCAGTTACCGCTGCATCAGGTGCAGGATCGACAACACCTAAAGTTAATTGTGCTACATTTAAAGTATTAGCAACAATAGTTGCATCACCAGTAATTTCTGTTGGAGATCCTAAAGCTGCAGTCATTGCAATTCCAGAAACATCTACTTGTACAGAACTACCAGCATCACCCCAGTCATTTACATTCCAACCAAGTCTACCCCAACCTTCATTATTAAATGCTTCTACTGTACCAAGACTTGCAACAACAGCATCACCTGTAGCCATAGCATCAGGGCCAGCATCTACTGTTCCTAAACTGTTTGTAAGTGGAAAACCTGTTACATCAACTTGCGCTAAACCAAAAGCGGTTACGTTTCCAAGAGCTGCTGTTAATAATTGATTGTTGTTTGTAGATGGACCAGTGTTGGCATCGGCTGTTGTGGTAACAGTCCCTAAACTAAATGATGCAGAAATACCTGTAGGAATAGTTGTACCAGCTATACCCCAACCTTGAAGACCCCATTCTTGTCTACCCCAACCTACATTAACTTCTGTTGAGCTTGACTCGTCTCCTAAAGATGCAGTAAGGGCAATACCCGTGACTGTAAAAGTCGGGTCTGCTAAATCATTCCATTGGTTTTGACCCCATGTGCCGACGCCCCAAGTTCCTGATCCACTCATAGGAGGTTACCTCCTACGATTAACCAGAGATCCTTAGAATCGCTGCTGTTGATGTTGGTGCTGGAAACTGAACTGTAAACGTACCTGAAGTAGCTGTTTTATCTGCTCCGAAATCTAAAACACAAACTGCAGAGTTAGTAGTTGCAGATGATGTGTTGTAAATTAAAGCTCCTCTAGCTGTCAATGTAACGTTTTGAAATGACAGGTCAACAAAATCTGCTCTTGCCACACCAGCTGTTAAAGAAGTTGGCGCATTAACAAGTGCACCACCACCAGCTGAATAGTTTGCTGATGTAACTTCGTTAGTTGGTGCAGAAGTTAATAGAGAAGTTGTTGCTGAATTAAGAGTAGCTGAAGAAGTATAAAGAGCTAACTTATATTTATCACCACCAGATTGTTTAAAATTAGAGTCACCCTCTAGTAGTAATTTTTTAAAGTTGTTTGCAATCGCTTGTGTTATAGCCATAGTTTTCTCCTTACTGTTTTCCTATTCGAGGAACACCCGCTTGGTATTCATCTCGTCTTCGTCTTCCCATTTGTTCTATTGAGAATCCTTTGACTGCTTCGACATATTTTTTATCATATAACTGGAGCATGTCAACGGGTCCTTTTAAAAATCCGTAAGCCTCGACTAGGCAAGCATACAATAAGCCGTTGGGAAATTCGGTGCTTAAGTATGTAGTGGTATTTGTACTAGATAATCCAGTTGGTTTCAAGATATAATTTAACTGAATGGTATAAGTTGCGTTTGGTGTAGGGGCCACTACTATTCTAGTTTCGTCCCAGTTGCTGTAATATTTTGGCACTCCAGTAGTTGCTGTAGGGTTAAATTCCGACATAAAGCTGGTGTCTCTAAACTGTAAAAAATCTCTGTTTTGATCGGTGCTTCCATCCGCTAAATCCGAGTCTACAATTTGAGCAGATCTTACAATTAATAAATCTGTTGGTACATCTATAAATCTAGTAGATGCAATTAAATTAGCTGTAGCGTAACGTCTATTATTATCGGAGTCTACTTCTCTTAAAATTCTATATTCAGCATCATTAATAAATCCATTTAAAATAGTATCTGTAAATACGTTGCTTGATACTTCTGTGTAGTCTATAATTTTTTGTTTTAATTCGTCGTATGTCATGCTCTATCATTAACAGGTCCAGCTAAACATTGGAACCCGCCTCCTGTTTCTGTGCTACTCGCAGCACTGATTAAGTTAAAAGTAAAACTGTTAAATTCTGTAACAGTTGAAGGTTGACCCGCTTGTGTAACTACGGTTGGAACCATCGTTACTGCATAAGCACTGTAAACTTTTGCTCCACTTGAGTGCGCACCTGCGGGTGTGTTTTTGGGAGTCTGTCCTCTGAAAGGAGCAGCTGTTCCTCGAACACAATTCGATAAAACGTTTCCTGTATTTCCATTGTAGTAAACAGTTTCAGTTTCAAACAATCCAGATGTTGCATTTACTTTTTCAATTGCAATGTATCCTTGACTTGGAAAAGCAGATGAGTCTGTTAAAGTAATTGAAGTAGCTGTTGCAGTGATGTCACCATTTAAAGTAGTTTCTAATTGTAAAGTAGAAATTCCAACTCCACCTATAGGATTTTTAACGTCATAGAATCTTATAAAATCTCCAGTTTGATAACCACTAAAAGGAAAATTTACAGAAACTTGAGTTGAAGAGTTAGTCATCGTAAATGGATTTTTTGGTAAAAAATCTGTTGTTGGAAATTCTGTTCTTGCAGGTCTTGGGTGCATTAATCCTTGAGGATCTGCAGTGTAAGGTTTAGGTTCTAATTGTGGTTGTTTAGGTTCATACTCAGAAGTATGTACTCTTGCACCATTCCACTCTTTAACCATTTCAGTGTATGGATATGCC